CCGGTATAGTTAGGCTCTGCAATAGCTACAGTCATAGTCTGGTGTTGATTGCTTTGCAGCATAGTCCATGAATGATCGTAAACCCCAGTTGTGCCACGCTGAACGATAGTAGGTGACTGACCAAAAGTAGCCGTCATCTCTACGCCTACAGATTTGTCAAATACCTTACCAGAGTAATCACCCTCACCCCATTTTTTGACAATGCCACTATCCTGAATAGCTGCGAGGTTTCCAAAACCGCTCTCATTGTCCTTTAGTTCGATATTGTCATCAAATCCCAAGTCAAGGACTGGAACCCAGAAGACAGGCGCAACCGCCGTACCGCGAGTAGTTTCTTTGGCAATGCCGATTTTAGTTAAACGACCAGTAATACGAGTCATTATTTTGTGCCCTCTCCGTCAGCTTTTCCGCTGGCCTCTTTATCAATTTCGGTTTCAATAAGTTTGTCGGCAGCCTCACGATCTGCGGCACGCACACTGCGGCCCAGTTCAGGGTAATAGAAATTGCTCAGACCATCACTGGTTTGAGCTTCTGCGTTGGCTAAAATCTGCTCGCGCTTTTGCTCTGATTTACTTTTTGAATCTGCCATATGACTTGCTCCTTGCTTAAATAGTACCATTATTAAAATTGTAATGCTAATAGTAACCGGGCGCTGGCAAGTGCAAGCGCACAGTAAAACGTATGACAGCTTCAATCGAGAATATACCAGGGCCGCGACGTTCAACGCCCATACCGTAATTTACCTGCACCGGACTGCCTACGCCTATCCACATTTTATCATCAATCTGTTGGCTATTACGTAATTGATAAAGCAACGTATCTGACAACAAACGGTACTGTTCGTCGCGCGCTTCGACCATCTTATAGAGTTCTGGCACGCCCTGGACGGCTGTATATGCCTCGTTCAAATCGTCAGTGATATCGAGTATCACTGTGGCAACAAGCAGCTGCAAATGCTCGTCTTCCATGTTATCGGCTGGCTGCGCGAGTACTTGATCTTTAGCTATGTAGCATATGGGTAGGTCGCTTTTGTTTGGCAATAAGACATCACCGTTAATATAACGGCTTTCTAATTTGCTTGGGCCGTTGGCGTTAAGCACTTCTATGACTTTATTTATGATCGGGTCTTCGTATATATCAGAGGCCATTATCATTTGCTCCTTATAAGACCAACAATGTAGGACTGCAATGTTTTAATAATAAACGTCTTGCGGTCTTGATCCACTTTCATCATAACACGTCGCGGTAAGCGTCTGCGTGGGCGGTTGCTCTGGTGGTACTTAAAATATGGCGCTGTGTTCTTTAGAGATACTTGCGTTTGACCCACAGAACTACGGAAACTCTGGCGCATACGTCCGCTCTTCTGCAATATAGGCCACGGGTAATCTTGCTTGCGCTCTTTCCAGCCGCCAAAAAGCCTACCCTCTTCTGCGAAGTTCATATCAAATGTCTTTAGTAATTCATTACCGATGTTCTTTAGGGGTGTTTCAAAGTTTGTAATACCGTCAGCAACGATTAAAAGGCGACGACTTAATTGTGTCTCGCCCTCGATATCAATGCTGATTTTGACGCCATTACTAGCCATTAGCTAGCATTGCCTCCGCATGAACTGATCGTCAGCGTTGCAATCAAAGTTATTGTCTCTGTACTCACGGTCAAATACATCATGGTCGCTAGCAGTCTCAACCTGGTTTGTTTGGCTACGGTTCTGATAACGTAAATCAGCCACGATACCGGCAATGTAGTCGGCCAATAGCGCACGTGCTTGTTTTACTTTTCCAGCGCCGTCTTTAGATGTTTGTTCACTATCGACTCTATTGCCCCAGTCACGCGTAAGAATGATGCCAGCCGCATATAGTTCGGCGGCAGTTGAGACAACGCCAGGAACAGGGTTTAATGGTAGGCTCAAGGGAGGATATACGTCAGCAGTCTTTAGAATCATATTGACCCAACTGTCAGCCTCTTCTTGTTTGCCACTAGTATAGTCATCGGTGATCGGGCTAAAGCAGTAATCAATAGTTACTTTTGTGCCAGTAGCCGGGGCAGTCGTTAAAGTCACCTTGCCAGTTGTAGCGTCAACTGCGGATACCGGCACGGGTATGCCATTAACAAACACATTGACGTCAGTAGCGTCAACATCATCATCATAGTTACTATCAACAATCGGACGCCGCGCAACTACAAAGTCTCTGTTAGAACTATCAATTGTGCCCTTGGGTGTTTCGTTATTAGAGTGAGACAATAGCCCTGCACTCTCGCGTATGGCTTGTACGCTAGTGTAGGACATTTACTATACCTCTGCGCCGTTTTCAGCGTGGTTGCTCTCAGAACCCTCGTCGGTCTGTGGGTCTTCGCTCTCGTCGTAGTTGCGGCCATCCTGGTCATCACCAGTCTGTGAGTCTTCTGACTTTGTAGCTTCGATTGCCTCAATTACTACAGCCTTTGTGCGTAGTTTGTCAGCATCAGCGATACCGAGTTCGGTAGCCTTAGCTTGCAATTCTTTCAAGCTCATAGCAGGTGAAATATCTTCGTTGCTCTCAGAACCCTCGTCGGTCTGTGGGTCTTGATCTTTTGGCTCGCCAGTAAACTCTAACGATGGGTCATTTTCGATAAGTTTGCGCTGCTCTTCGGTAAGCTCAACATCTTGATAGCTTGGGCCAGGCGTAAAAGTGTAGCCTGCGCGACGGTGAACGTGCATAGGATAACCACGAATAAGGCGTACTTGATATTTCTGGGTTTGGGTTGCTTCGCTCATAATAATTGTCTCCGATTGTATTATTTAACAATGTGGTATGAGGGGCACGGATGCCCCTCATAAGGCCACTAAGCGCCTTGAGTACCAGTTGCACCAGTAGAGCCGACGGCTTTCTGGAACAAACCGTAACCAACAGCACCGCGCCAGTATGTACCAACGTACACTTTTCGGCGCATGAACTCAGCCTCAGACTGGTTGACGACAGAAGCGTCACCAGGCATATGACCAAGCACTGCAAGGTCTTCGCGCTTGCGGTTCTGGATAACGAATGGTTTAACTTTACCAACGTTGTTGATTAAGTACCATGCGTTAGCGTCAGTGAGCCACGGATTAACGCGAATCTCAGCAGCTTGGTAGTACTGGTTGTCAGCACCACTTGCGAGGAACTTGTTACTAATAAGCTGTTCAGCCGTTGCAAGCAATTCAGGTGGGATAACAAGAATCAACTTGAGCTGTGCGTTGAGTGGGCGGCCTTGGTCGTCCTTAAAGCGCCACATAGCTGTGCGTGCCAAACCGAAACCAGTAGGGCCAAGCTTAGCGGTGATTAAGTTACTCTGGTTGCCGCTTGTACCGATATTGTGATCGGTGTCAAAGAAGTACTGACCGTCGTAAGCTAGAGCTGAGAAACCGCCAGGCAATAGTGTGCCGTAAAGCAATTCATCAGGGAACATAGCGCTTGACTCACCAATTTGACCAGCCATGATTGCATACTTGCCAGTTTGGTCGTCATCAACATCTTTTAAGTCGATAGCCATTGAAGCCTCGTACTCTTCGTTGTCGATAGCGTACTTGTAGTTTCCTACCTTGATCGGCTTACGCTCGCCGTTAAAGATACGCATACGAGGCACAGCACCCAACCAAGCAAAGTTTTCGGTTTGCGTGGTACTAGTGAGCTGCATTGCAACACCGTCGTTCTGAGCAACGTAGTTGTCAAAAGCCTCTTGGTATTCGGTGCGTAGACCTTTTACAAATAGATCGTCTAACATTTAATTAAATCTCCGTTATATTCCGTTCGCTACTAGCTGGCAAGACCAGGCAGTAAACGTACGCGTACCTTAGTTGCTGAAATGAACTCTGTGACGACACCGACCAGCACGTCATTTGTGGTTGTAGCAACTACGGCTACAGTCTGGTTGTCAACAGCATATACTTTGAGTCCAACGGTTGCCTGCGTAGCAGTACCGCTAAATACAAAGTCATGTGCGCCTACTGTAATAACACGGCCTACTTTAGAACCGTTTGCAGCTGCGCCAACTGTGTTATCGACAGTCTTGTCGAGAATACCTTGGAATAAGCAGCTTGCAGTGTCAGCAGCGTTTACGAGCCAACCGCTCGCATCAGTCATTACGGCTGCACCAGCAACTAATTTAGTAGCGGCCTTTACTTTGTAAAAACCGATTTTCCAGTCCTGTTGCTGGGTGTCTTTTGCGACGGTGATGTCAGACATATATTAGTTCTCCTCTAAGTCTTCTAGGCTTATAGTACCCTTTGCTAAATGTTTCTTGAAAGTATCAAGGCTAAAGCCCATTCTGACAACTTTCTCCTCTTGTTCTGTGGTCAACTCGACTGCTTTGCCCTCTCCTTGACCGTCCTTGCCCTGTTCGCCAAATTTGACTTTAGTAGCACCTGCCTCAAGCATAGCAGATAGCATAGTCAAAATGCTAGCGCTTTGACCCTTTGCTAATTTCATGCCCTTAACGTCAGTAGAGAGCTTGACAGAACCGAGTTTTGCAAAACTAAAGAATAGTTCGCGCTGAGCAGGTACAATTTTGCCCTTTGCAAGCAACTGGTCATAAGTCTTTTCGGCTTCTAATTCGGCAATCTTAGCGTTAGCCTTAGCTAGTTTTTCCTCAGCAGACTCATTAGCTGCGGCTTCATCAGCGGCCTTTTTGTCAGCAGCTTCTTTATCTGCGGTGGCCTGGTCAGCGGCAGCCTTGTCATCGGCTTCTTTCTTTTCGCGAGTTTCGCGCTCTTCGTCGGTTTCCTCAACCTCTGGCTCGACCGAATCAGTGATTTGCTTGGTAACTGCTTCGCTAGCTTCTGTAGGTACTTCGAGTTCTGCACCTGCCTCAATAGTTGCTTTGACTTCTTTGCCGTCAGCATCAGTATAAGTGACCTCAACGGGATAGGATTTTTCGTTAGTAATTTTAGCGAACTTCATGCGCTTTAGCTCCTCTACTTTATCTATTGACATCATTATAACACTAGGCTTACCGGCGACCGAAAGCGGTTGTGCATATTCGTGGTTACGCTTGCTTAACTCAGCCTCGCTAAAGCCGCTCATGTTGTTGATGTACGGGGTATTGACTAGCGCAACATGAAAGAGTGTCGGGCCGTAGTGCTGGCTATCCTTTTGACTGACATAATCCCAGTCAAAGCCAATGCTTACGTCGTATATAAGGCCGTTATTGATGTCGTCCACAACGTTAGGGCGCTTAATATCGAGATATCCATACAAGCCGTCAGCACCAACCTCAAGCTTAATAACCGTGCCCGTGTTTGCCTCTACATCGTCAGTATGGTTTAACGGAACCGGAACGGGCGAGCCGAGCACATTGTTATTGAAGTTCTGTACCATTTTAGTAGCAAGATCAACAGTAAGCTCCATTGTAGCCTCACCATCCCACCACCACATAGGGTTAGCCCATGTACCAAATGAGAAGAGCTGCTTATAAAAAATAGTTCCTGCTACCTGGTCAGTTGTTGAAAGCTGCACAGGGCTAATCAAGGAGCGCATAGTTGTGTCTGATAGCTTCGGGTTCATAAACCTATTCTCCCATAACGTTATAATTTTTACTAGATTTTAGCATAAGTGATAAGACTACATTACCATAAAGAAATTGCCAGCGCCATTATCGGCATTGAATGACGACGCTACCATAGTAAAGCCTGATGTCGTCGTCCAGCTTAGAGAGACCGTTTCAGAAGTAGTTGCAGAGGTTTTATACTGTGAATTATTGCTAGCGGTGCTATTCGCAAATGTGTAGCCGCTAGAGGCCACAGGCGACGTACCCGATGATAACGATGCGCTAGCGAGTACGAGACTACCGGCCTTTGTTGGCGATAGAGATACAGACGTTGATGTGCCCGTTGTTCCGGTTGCAGGGGTTGCCGATACGTCATATACGGCAGCGTTACTCTTTGCAGTTCCGCTAAACTCATCAACGCTTATCCTGGCTGTTGCTACTCCAGTCCAGCTAACAGTGATCGTGGTAGCGCCACCAACAAGTTGGACACCATAATACTGGCCGATATTATTTGTAGCATTATTCTGAGTGGTCGCTAAGGCGTAAGTATTG